GATCGCTTAATGTATGAAGGTAAAGCACCTGAATTAGTTGAGACTAAGAGAGCTAGGATGCCTGCCTTCTTTGAACATTCAAATGCAAACCTCCCACAATACGCTTGAGAGTGTACTAGGTCCTGACTTTAAGTACATTCTCAAGGAGTTGCAAGACAATTTTCCACGACACACACCGCATCCTAAAGAGGAGTTATCAGTTATTATGTACAAAGCAGGACAACGCTCAGTAGTAGAGTGGATAGAACACAGATTGGAGGAGGGTAATGGCTGAGCAAAATTACTGGGATACCGTTGAATTAGGTAAGGAAGAAGTTAAATCTAAATCTAAAGAAACTGAGTATCGTAGAGACTTAGGTGACATACATACCTTTCAAGCTTTGGCGGACCACACTGAGGATAAAGAGGTCAGAGGCGACTTCAGGGTCGAAGCTAAGTTCGGTAAAGGTGAAAGCAAAACCAAATATGTAGTAGACCCTGCTTACATTGATCTTGAAACTAAATTCATCGATGAGATGTATGGTACTGCTGAACTTAAAGATAGTAAAGGTAACGTAATTACACCTCAAACACCAGGTGCTATTGCAGAAGGTAAAGCTACTGCACTTTGGGGCTTAGATTTACAACGTGTTCTGAAGAATGATGATGGCACAGATATAAATGTAGGTGATGCTAATTACTATGAAGCAATAACCCGTGGTGAAGTAGACTGGGCTCATTATGATAAGGACCCTGCTTATCAAAAAGCCTTGAATGATTATATTTCAAAAGGTAATAAAGATAATATCATGCAAGGTAAGATAGATACACCTGAAGAAGTAAGAGCTTTACATCAGTTTGATAAGAGAACTTATGAAGGTGTTTTAAATGAAGCAAGGACAGGTGAAAAGAGGCCATGGGAATGGGATGATTGGAAGGTTGAGTATGATGTAGATCAAATTAAAATGGAAGGTGATGACTTATACATAGATGGTGAAAAAAAGATAGGTATGGATGAACGTCTTGAGATCCCTTATAAATTAGATGGTGATGGTAAGCTGGTAGGTAAAGAGTTTGCTGTCGGTAAGAATGAAGATGGTACTACTAAATACAAGACTATAGATTCTCCATATCTAAATGTTGGTAAAGCTTATGATCCTAAATCATTTAAGGGTGAAGCTCATGAATGGAAAGGTATCGAAGTAGAAGCTATGGAGCCAGAGCGTCCAGATATAGATAGTAAGCCAACTTTAGGTGGCTATGTTAACTGGGATAGTGGTTCACCTAAGATGACTAATCCAGTCAAGGCTGCTGCTCCATTAAAAATTAATCCTGTATCGGTGAAATAATTATGGCATGGGAAGATGGATTCCACTGGGAACCCGGTGGCGATTATGACAGAGGTCGTAGGGGCAAGAGACTAGAGGATGGAACGTTCACGGAGAGTAAAGGTACCTTTGGTGGTGCTGATTATTTTGAAGCATTAAAACGAGGTGGCACTGGTAGAGATCAATTAGGTCAAACCAGAGACGCTATTAGAAGTTGGATGCAGAAGAAACAAGGTGAAGGAGTAGATTGGTTTGAAGATAGTCCTGTTGCAGGTATGATACAACAAGGTACTAAAATAGGTGAGACTACTTGGGGTGATTGGTCTGGGTCAAATGAACTCGGACTCGGAGCTGACGAAGGTAAGAAATATACCAAAGCTGATTTATATGCTGACCTTGCTCAAGGTCATGACTATGGAGAGATCTCTAGGCATTTTGAATCCGACCCATCAAGGTTAAGTAAGTTTGCTGGTGACGATACCTATAAACTACTGCAAGAAGGAGCTAGAGATCAGACCAGAGAAGATGCAGCACGTGGTCCTCAAGAAAGAGCGGCAGAGCAAGCGCGTCATGCAGAAACTTTCAAGTCTGAGCGTGATGTCGCTTTAGGTGATTTAACAACAGCTCAGCAAGATTTAACTACAGCACAAACTGGTTTTAAATCCTTACAGACTAAATATGATACTGAATTAAATCAATTAAAAGCTGCTCAAGCATCAACTAGAACTAATGCACCTAGATCAGTAGGTGGTCCTGGTAGTGCAACTAGTATTGCATTCGCCAAGTCACCAACCAGAAGACGTGCAACACTGTCTGGACTAACAAGACCAGCAGCACCTGCACAAAGTTTAAAAGTAAACACACTTAATATGTAATGACAGCTAAATCCAGGTATGACGCTTTAGTAGGATACCGTTCTGAGTATCTAGATCAAGCGGACGTAGCGGCTAGACTAACACTTCCATATTTAATTCGAGACGAAGAACAAACTAAAGGTGGAGTCCGTGATCTTAAAACACCATGGCAAAGCATTGGAGCAAAGGGGGTAGTCACTCTAGCATCAAAGTTGATGTTAGCTTTACTACCTGCTCAAACCAGTTTCTTTAAACTCCAAGTAGATGATTCACAACTAGGGGATGTACCTCCAGAAGTTAGAACCGAATTAGATTTATCCTTTGCAAAAGTTGAGAGAACAATCATGGATGCTATTGCAGCATCTGATGATAGAGTTGTTATACACCAAGCGCTGAAGCATTTGGTAGTAGCAGGCAACGCTCTTATCTTCATGGGTAAAGATGGACTAAAACTCTATCCGTTGAACCGTTTTGTTATAGATCGAGATGGCAATGGTAATGTAATTGAAATCGTCACAAGAGAAAAAATAGCCAAGAAATTATTAGCTGATGTTCTAGATGACTATGAACAACCAGCTGATATGGATGAAGACAGAGAAGATTGTGATGTATACACACATGTGAAAAGAGAAAACAATCGTTTTGTCTGGCATCAAGAAGTATTCGATAAAATCATCCCAACTTCTAGAGGTAAAGCACCTTTAGAGACTAACCCGTGGATTCATATAAGGTTCAATACTGTGGACGGAGAGAGCTACGGTAGAGGACGTGTAGAAGAGTTTGTTGGAGACTTAAAAAGCCTTGAGGCATTATCGCAAGCTATTGTAGAAGGATCAGCAGCGGCAGCTAAGGTTGTCTTTGTTGTGTCTCCAAGCTCAACTACTAAACCACAAACATTAGCCCGTGCTGGTAACGGAGCTATAGTCCAAGGACGACCCGAAGACATCGGGGTAGTTCAAGTCGGTAAGAGTGCTGACTTTGCTACAGCATATCAAATGATAGGTGAGTTATCTAAACGATTATCTGAAGCCTTCCTTATTCTGAATGTAAGACAGTCAGAAAGGACAACAGCTGAAGAAGTTAGAATGACACAGATGGAACTAGAGCAACAGTTGGGTGGATTATTTAGTCTACTAACAGTTGAGTTCTTAGTACCATATTTAAATAGAAAATTATCAGTCTTTCAAAAGATAGGTAAGATACCTAGACTACCTAAAGAAGTTGTTAAACCTACTATTGTAGCAGGTGTGAATGCTTTAGGTCGTGGTCAAGACAGAGAAGCTCTTGGTATGTTCTTAACAACCATCTCCCAAACGATGGGACCAGAAGCTACTCAACAATATATTAATCCAGAAGAGGTTATCAAAAGGTTAGCTGCTTCACAAGGTATAGATACACTTAACCTTGTAAGATCTATGCAAGAAATACAGCAAGAACAACAGGCAGCACAACAACAACAGATGCAGTTAGAACAAGATAAAGTAGCTACATCTGATCCTATGAATGACCCAAGTAAAAACCCACAATTAGCGGAGGAACTCAGTGGACCAGGTTAAACCGTCACGCCCTCGTAAGGCAAAGCGGGCACCCGTAAAAAAAGTCCAACCACCCGAAGAGTCTACTAATAAGTATGCTCCAAAGATGAAGGTTGGCAAACCAACTATTAAAGCACCAGGTACTAAAGTGGTTACAACAGTTGGTCTTGGAAATTTACAAGTAGAAACAATCAATGGCAGAAGCACAGACACTAACGTATGATGCTAACGAACAGGCTGAGGGTGAACTCAGTACTGAAGAGAAAGAAGCTCTAGAAGTTGGCGAGAAGTTAGCTGAACAGCAGAATGAATTACTTGCTGGTAAGTTTAAAGATGCTGAAGAATTAGAAAAAGGTTACATAGAATTACAAAAGAAACTAGGTGACCCAAATAAAGAAACTGAAGAATCAGAAGTTAAAGAAGAAGTCAAAGAGGATACTAAAGAAGAAGTTGAAACCGCTTTCTTAGACACTCTTTGGGATGAAGCTAATGATGAGTTTACTAAAGAAACAATGGATAAACTCAACGGCATGGATCCTAAAGATGTAGCTCAAATGTATCTAGAGTATAGATCTAATCAACCAGGACAACAAGTTTTGAGTACAGAGAATGTTACTCAATTGAAAGATGTTGTAGGTGGTGAAGAGCAGTATGGTCAGATGATGCAGTGGGCAAACAGCAACCTAACTGAAAAAGAAACTCAAATGTATGATGCTGTTATGGAACAAGGTAATCCACTTGCCGCGTTCTTTGCAGTACAAGCTTTGAAATATAGATTTGATGATTCACAAGGAGTTGATGGTCAAATGTTAAGTGGTAAGACAGCTTCAAATAGTAAAGGTGATCAATTCAGAAGTCAAGCTGAAGTGGTCCGAGCTATGGCTGACCCTAAATATGATAACGACCCTGCTTATCGTCAGGATATTTACGATAAACTTGAACGATCTAAAAACTTGCAATTCTAATTATGCCAAAAGGTCCTGGAACATACGGTACTAAAAAAGGTAGACCTCCTAAAAAAGGAACAAAGAAAAACTAACTAACTATAGGATAAAATTATGGGAATGGCTTACAATCCTAGAGACGCTTCTAGGGCAAATGACTTTCAAATAGAATATGCTGTTGGTACCACAGGTAATCGTTGGTTCATACCATATAACGATAACGACAGCATGGCAGATCAGCTAGCTCAATGTAAAAAACTAGTTGGTCAAACTACTGATGGCACCGATTGCGGAGTAGAATCAGTAGTATAATATAAGTGGCGGCTCGCTTGTCGAAGCAGTAGAAGCCAACTGGGTCCGCGTCCGTTCACCTTCTTTTGAAGGCGCATGAAAACAACTCATGGAACGGGGGGTTGTTACTAAGGAGAAGACTATGAAAGTCCAACTAAAGTATCGCGGTATCCCTTATACCAAAACTATTTAAACTTTAACAATGAAAACAATTGCACTTGCCGTCCTGGCATCCACCGCACTGGCGGCACCTGCAACAGCTGGTATCTACGCCAACGTAGAAAACAATGCTGCACGTGTCGGCTCGGAATATATCGGAGCTGTTACAGATCTACACGTAGGTTATGAAGGTGGCGGAGAAACTGTTTCTTACTACATTCAAGGAGGCCCAGCTGTGGTTTCTGAACAAGGTGAAGAGTCAGACTGGCGTCTTTCAGGTAAAGTAGGAGCTAGCGTACAAGCTAGTGAGAATGCTTCTGGTTATGTAGAACTATCTCTCCTTACTGCTGATGAAGATACAGATGATGACAACTCTTGGGGAACCAAAATCGGAGTTAAGTATAACTTCTGATACCCAACGTGCGAAACCACAGAAAACTATTAACCCTTATACGGCGGAACCGTATATGAGGAATTAACTAATACTAATTTAAATCATGCCTTATTATTCAAACGCGGGCCAAGGTACTGTACGTTATAGTCCTTCAGGCTTTTATGATAGCGGTCTTTTACTAGACGCTAATAGTGCTAGTGTTACTAACAGCGTAACTGTTGTAACAGCTGGTACTGACATACAGATACCTATTGGTAAGTATGATAGAGTTGTTGGTGAGTACTTTATTTGGTACGATACTGATGCAGATAACGACTTCCGTTTCTGTCTTGATACTACTGATTCAAGTGGTACAGCATTTAACTCAAACATTAACTATGCTGTTCAAGCTGTAGTTGGTGGTGATGCTCTCAGCTCAGAAACTGCAACCTCTGCACCTTCTCTGTCTGCTAGTGCTACCGTGACCGACGGTAGCGGTACAGAACTACTACTAGTAGATGATGGTGATGAGGATCACTTTGCTCGTATTGCATTCAAAGTAGAAAATCAAACTGCAACTTCAGGTAAGATAGATCTGCTATTCGCACAGGGTACAGCAACTGGATCAACGGCTACATTAATTTATGCCGGTTCACATGTGATGTACAAGAAGTACTAGATACTTCGGAAGGGAGGCACCTCAGAGTCGGACCTCTCTTTCATTGGCATCGGCCCGTACGCGGATACCCTTTGCCGTCTAGACGGTGGGAAAGACCACAACAAATTTTAAATTTTCAATCGATTGAGAGACTGTTAAATAATACAATTATTCTCGCATAATGGCTAATACACTTTCAACCAGTATTGGTACTATTAACAATACTAGCACTACTCCGTTAGATCCTAGTGTTGCTTATGATACCAAATACGCAACCTATCTAAAGCTGTTCTCTGGTGAGCTTTTCAAAGCTTATGAGTCAGCAACGATAGCTAAAGGAACTGTACAGAACCGTCAACTAAAGAACGGTAAGAGTCTACAGTTCATCTTCACTGGTCGTATGCAAGCGGCTTATCATACTCCAGGAGAACCCATTCTCGGATCGGGTGATCCTCCAGTAGCAGAGAAGACTATCGTCTGTGACGACCTTCTCATAAGCTCAGCTTTCGTATATGATCTTGATGAAACACTTGCTCACTACTCCCTGAGAAGTGAGATCTCTAAGAAGATCGGTCATGCTTTGGCCGAAGCTTACGACAAGAAGGTATTCCGTACCGTCGCACTAGCAGCTCGTGAAGCACATCCAATCACTGCATCACCAGGCCCAGAGCCAGGTGGTTCAATCATTAAGATTGGTGCTAACAACGAGTATGATGCTCAGCGTTTGGTTGACGCTTTCTTTGAAGCAGCTTCAATTCTTGATGAAAAGAACCTACCTAAGACTGGACGTACTGCAGTACTCGCACCTCGCCAGTACTACGCTCTAGTATCTCAGGTTGATTCTAACATCCTTAACCGTGACTACGGTAACTCACAGGGTAACTTGAACTCTGGTGAAGGACTGGTATCTATTGCCGGTATCGACATCAAGCGTTCCAACAACCTACCTTTCCAAGCTGGTACAGTTAATGCACAAGCTGGTGAGAACAACGATTACTCTGGTGCATTCGCAGACCATGCAGGTCTAATCTACCAGAAGGACGCAGCTGGTGTCGTGGAAGCCATCGGCCCACAAGTACAGACAACTGGAGCTGACGTTAAAACAATGTATCAGGGTGACTTGATCGTTGGACGTTTGGCAATGGGTGTAGGTACACTTAACCCTGCTGCTGCTATTGAAATCCAAACTGCTTGAGGTATACTATGTCAGTTAAACCTGGAGTAGCAACAACAAGAACTATCCCTGCAGGTCAAGCTGTGGGGACTACACGTTCTGAAACACAAGGCGCTAAGACCCCTTTAGAGTATGGAAGACAGTTACAATCTGACGGTCTTACAGCTAGAGGTGACGCTAATACTTAATAAATAATTATGGCAAACGCTGCAACAGCCGCTGGAAACAATGGCGTTTCTGGCGCTACCGCTGGTATAAGCGGTGGTAACACAGCAATACGTAAGTCTGTATCACAAACTGAAGGCGGATCTTATTCTGCATCTGATGTTTATTCTGATACCAAGAACCTACGCTTTGCATATACTGGCGTCGAATGTGACGCACCTGCGCAATCTCGCAGTTAACTATAAGAGGGGGCTTCGGCTCCCTTTTTTTTATTTACAAATATTAACTATGGCTTTCCCTACCACTAACGCTGCTGAAGAACTACCTGCTGTCAATCAAATACTGGCGTCTGTGGGTCAGGCACCTGTCACCACCCTCGATCAAACCAACCCGGACGTTGCGATTGCTTATGATACATTAATTAGTGTATCACGAGAAGTGCAGGCAGAAGGCTGGACATTTAACAGAGAAGTTTATGTTAAATTTACTCCAGATTCTGATGACCAAATAGTAATACCTAATAATATATTACAAATAGATTTAAATGATGAAGTAGATAATCAATATGAAGCCGTTAGAAGAAGTGGTAAATTATATGAAAAAATAAATCATACTTATACTTGGGATTCAACTAAATGGAGTGATGGTGTAAGATGTGATGTTGTTTATTATTTTGATTGGGTTGATCTACCTATACCTATTCAAGACTATATTATAGCTAGAGCTGCAGCCATTGTGTCTAGTAGAATTGTAGGTGATGCTCAACAGTATCAAATACTTTCTCAGAAAGAGCAATGGAATAGAGCTCAAGCTTTAGAATATGAATGCAATCAAGGTGATTATACTATCTTTGGACATCAAAGAGGTAAGAAACCTTATGATGCTTACAAACCTTATCAAGCACTGTATCGCTAATGGCTGCTGTAACTCAAACAATACCAAATTTTTTAGGTGGTGTATCAAACCAACCTGATGATAAGAAAAAAGTAGGACAAGTATCTGAAGCTATAAATGCTTATCCTGATCCTACATTCGGTTTAACAAAAAGGCCTGGTTTTAAATTTATATCTGAACTAGCTGATGGTATAACTACTGGAGGTTCAGATTATGATGCAACAGATTTAGACAATGGTAAATGGTTTTATTATAACCGTGACTCAGATGAGAAATATATAGGATGTATAGTAGGTAAAAAGACATCATCTTATGGTGAAATCCATATGTGGAATACTGTACTTGATGATGACGTGGTAACAACTGTTGATTCTGATACTATTGTACCTGGGACTGGTTACTCAGAAACAGCAAGTACTGCATATCTTAATACAACATCAGATGGCTCTGGTACTGGATTAACCCTTAGAATAACTTCTGTAGGTGGTAGTGGTGATATAACAGGTGTCGCAGTTGTTGACGGTGGTAAGGGCTATGCAGAGAATGAAACAATTACTATTCCTGGAGGTAATGGTGCTGGTAGAGTAGATGTAGCTACTATATCAAATGGTGTCTTTAAAAAGTGTCATATGACTTATGGCACTGATGCTAGGAATTACTTAGGTAAGGAAGAAACAGCTGATGCTGTCGCTTCTGTGAATGCAGAAGATTATGATTTCTTGACTATTAGAGATACTACTATTATTACAAATAAAAATAGAGTAGTAACTGAGCAGGCTTTAAGCCCTGCTTTTGTATCTAAAAAAGTAGCTACTATTAGAATACATTTAGTAGAATACAGTTCTAAATATGAGGTATCAGTTACCCACAGTGGTTCAGGTAGCAGTGCTGTATATACATGTAGAGTATCAACTAGAGCTGGGGATACTGCTACTAATGATGCAGATACTACTTACTTCCTTAGTGCTAATGATATATTAAATGACTTAAAAGATGGCACTGAATCTGGTGATAACACATACAGCCATTTCAAAGATGGATCTGGAGGGACTAGTGACACAGAAGCTGGTGTGCATGGTATACCTTCCATAACTGCTGAAATTATTGGTCAATCTCTTGAATTAACAGGTACTGTTCCTTTTACAGTTACTGTAACAGGTGGTAGAACTGGTTCAGCTTTAACATCTTATCAAGATACAGTTGACCTTATTACTGAACTACCAGCTGAAAGTAAGCATGACCGTACAGTAACAATAAATAATACAGCTTCTCCTTATGATACTTACTATGCTAAATTTGTAGCTACTAATGGTACAACAGGTGCAGGTGTATGGGAAGAGACTAAATCACCTGCTGTTACTCCTGGACTTAAAGATGAATCATTACCTCATAAATTATATAATGATGTAAGAAATCATTTTACATTTTCACAGATTAGTTATAATGATAGAATTGTAGGTGATGATACAACAAACGAACACCCATCGTTTAATGGTAAAACAATACAACAAGCTTTTTATTATAACAATAGACTTGGTTTCTTAACAGAAGATAATGTCTCAATGAGTAAGTCTGATGACTTCTATAATTTCTACATGACTACAGCTCAGACATCTACGGATGCTGATCCTGTTGACCTTAGTTGTTCTAGTATTAAACCTGCTGTATTGCATGGCATTGTACCCTCAGCTAGTGGTTTACTGCTATTCAGTCAGAACCAACAGTTTGTTATGTTCTCTGCTGATGGTAATTTAACACCTAATACAGCATTGATACGGAGCCTTTCTAATTATAAAATGGAGACGGATATAGACCCTGTTGATGTAGGTAATTATATATGTTTTGTTAGTAAGACGCATGCTACAGCTGGTTATACTAGAGTATTTGGGTTTCAGCCACAAGGTATCGGACAATTACCAAGGGTTGTTGATATAGCTAGAGTTGTGTCGGAATATATACCTGCTAAAATTGATAGATTAATAGCTAGTCCTCAAAATAGTTTTATTGCTATATATGGGAAGGATGCTGATTTAGAAGGTAATATATATTTTTATCGTACTTATAGTGACGGTGAAAAAGATTTAATGCAGACATGGTTTAATTGGAAATGTCCTGGTGATGTACACTATGTGACTGTTGATTCTGATACTATGTATTCTATTATAAAAACAGGATCTGGTTCAGATGCTAGATATAATTTAGTTAGTGCTACTATGACTCAAACTCCTGAAGAGGAGATTATAGTGACTGCAGAAGGTATACAGGTTAACCCTCATATGGATTTTTATAAAGCAGCAACTGCTGTTACTGCATATCCTGTTGATAGTATAACTGTAACAGCTGCCGGAACAGGTTTTGGTGGGTCCGTTGCTGTTACAATCGCAGCACCTTCTGATGGTGTACAAGCTACAGCTGATGCTGTTAAGGATGGTGGAGCTATAGCTTCTATTACCATTACAAATCCTGGTAGTGGCTATGATCCTGCAAATTTACCTGCAGTAACTATTGCTGGTATTGGTGGAAGTGGAGCTACTGCAACAGCTTCAGTATTTGATGGGTCTTTCTGTGAGATACCTTTTAGTAATATAACAACATTAGATCCTGTTGTAGTTATCTCTGGTAATGCTAGTTCTGACTGGACTGGTACTACTGAATCTGGTCTTACAATTACACCAGGACGTATAACAATTGATAATAAGAATTATTATACAGTACCACGTAAGGATCTATCAGCTTTTGCATCTAATGTATTCTTAGGTTATAAATATAATTATGATGTAACTTTACCTAAATTATACTTTAGAAAACCTACTGAAGGTGCGTCAGCTGATTATACAGCTAATCTTACTATAGCTAGAATGAAGTTCTCTATTGGACAATCTAGTGTTGTAGGTTTTAAAATGAAAAGAGAGGCTGTACAAGTGGAGACTGAATCATTCACAGCTGATGGTACTACTACTGCATTTCATCCTAATTTCAAAGTGATAGATAAAAGTGATGTGATTGTTAAAAGGAATAAAGCTAAACAAACACTGGTAACAGCATTTTCAGGTAGCTCTGATGATCAAAAGAGTCAATATACACTTACTGATCATTCTACTCTTGAAGATCATGTAACAGTTACATTCGGCACAGAACCAGCAAAGACTACATTTCCTGTAGAGTCTGGTCTTACACTTGGTACTGGATATTCTAATGGTAATAATGTTGCTACTACTGGAGGATCTGGTACAGGATTAACAGTTGATATAACTACATCTACAGGTAAAATAACTACTTGTACTGTAAATAAATCTGGAACAGGTTATAAGATAAATGATATTATAACTGTTACTACTGGTGATGCAAACGCTCAATTAAGAATTGCAACATTACCTGATGAAGTTGAAATATATGTAGACAATTGGTTCACTTTACTGCCTACACAAGAAGCTAATTATTATTTAGCAGATGATGTACCTTTAGATACTCAATCTATTTTTACTGTACCTATACATCAACGTACAGATAATTATACACTTAGAGTATTTAGTAACTCACCCTTCCCTCTTGCACTAACATCTTGTACATGGGAAGGTAATTATTCACCCCGTTATTACAGAAGAACATGACCACTCAAGAAGAACGAGATGCTTATGAAGAGGCAACACGTTTAATTATTAGAGAAGCTGCAGGTGACAACATGGCTGCAGCTCATTATCTTTTAAATTTAGCTTATTTATCACGTACTATTGATGATATATATGATCAAGATAAAAAGGTAACTAGAACAAAAATGTTAGATGCCGTTGAGTACCTATTAATTGAAATGCCTTTCAATCCGTTCTTCGTAGAGCATAGAGATACTCTTCAATCTCAACACGTCTCAATGTATAATGCATGGATGGCGGCTAATCTTTGGGAACAAGGAGATGATACTGATAAAGTATATGCACATGTTTGGCGGGATTTCTTTCATGAAGTCTGGCCTGTTGTAGCTTTACTTACACAAGGGCCGAAAAAGATGAATGAAGTATCTTTAAAAATTCGTACACTATTTAAGAAACAACTAGGAGAATAATTATGAGTGGAGGTTCTGATAATAAGGAATATGTAGAGAAGCAGTTTGAGTATGATACTACTGTTTGGAAGTATGAATGGGACGAAATGAATCGTTCGGCAAGTCATGCTATGAGTTCTTACCTTGCTGAAACACATAGTAATCAACAAATAGCAGATTATGAATATAATGAAGCTGTAAATAATTGGCAAGATGCAAACGCTATACAAGATTTTGATTATGCTAATCAAATGAAAGCTTATAATAGTAGTATAGAGACTTATGATAAACAATTATCTTATAATGATTTAGCAGAAGAGATAGCTTTAAATGATAACAAACGTAGACGAAATGATAGGCATACAGAGATAGGTTTTCAAAATGAAGAGTTATTAATGAATCATGATTTCACTCAAACTGTGAAAGCATTTGAAACAATTCATGCATTGGAAGCAGGTCAAGTTAAAACAATTCGTCTGGGTAAAGGAATAAAAGATGCTTTTGATTCTGCTACTTTAGATTCTCACTCACTATTAAATCAATTTAATGCAGCCCGAGATGAAGCCGCTAGAAAAGGCACTGACTTAACTTTAGAAGGTCTTCAAAAGCAAGGACAAGTATTAGCTTCAGGTCAAACTGGTAGAACTACTAGGAAAAATCTACAAACAGTACTATCTGAAATAGGTAGAGGTCAGAAAACTCTATCTGATATGTTAACTAAAGAGGAATTAGGTTATACATTAAATATGGAAAAAATGGCTATAAAACTTGATAGTTTAAAGGGTGATGCTAAAATAGGTTATAATGAATTAGCAGTTCAATTGGCTCAAACGGCTGATAAAGCATCAATGGCTATATTACAATCTAAAATTAAAACTGGTGTAGGTCAAAGACAGTTACAAGAAAGTTTAAAAAGTGCTGATCAACAATATCTAGCTGATGTACAACAAATTGCTTTAAAAAAATACGAAGGTGATTTAGGTGCTGAAGCTAATATAGCACCAGAAGCAGTAAAGGCTCCTGCTGCAAGTCAACCTGTTAAAGCCCCTGAACCATTCACACAGCCACCTCCATCAGCCGTAAGTTGGGATGAGTACGCTAAAATTCATCCTCTTAAGGGTGCTATTAGTAAATCACCTGGTTTGTTAGAATCAATATTCTCTGATGATAGATTGAAATATGATATTAACCGTGTAGGTACATCTAAAAAAGGTGTTCCTATATACACATTTAAATATAGATTTGATGGTAAACATGGTCCTAAATATAAAGGTACTTCTGCCCAAGATCTACTGAATACTAAATTTAAAGATGCAGTAGGACAAACTGAAAATGATGGTTTCCTCTACGTTAATTACAGTAAGCTGGACGTAGAGTTTGAAAAAATAACTTAAGGAACTAATGACTTTATTTAAAGGGTACGCTGAAGCTAGAGGCTTCAGACCCATTAGAATTCCCGGCCTTTCCGATAAAATACGTCAGCAAGGTCTGACGAAAATGCGTGGTATGGAACAGGCTTTAGCCGCCAACCGCCGACAAGATGCTAACACAGTACGTCAGTTAGAACGAGCAGCTGCGAAGAGCAAAGAAATTCACAATACTAATTTCCAATTAAAACAAGGTTATCGTGATATTCTTGCTAAAGGAGAATGGAAAAACTTTGAACGTGGAATTAAAAATGAACAGATAAAAAACAAAAATCGGGAACAAGATATGAAGGCTTTGCTTTCACTTGTTCCTACTGGACTTAAGCTTGTTCAAACATGGGATGCTAAACGTAAAAAAGATATTGATGAATTTGCCCATGAAATATACGATAAGTATGGTATTGGTAGTAAAAGAGCTACTCTGATACAAAATTATAAAGGTAATCTTACTCAACAAGCTATGCATCAAGAGGGATTTTTAATCTCTCCGAATGGTGAAACATTACCAGCAGACGTTGCTAATCGCATACGCAGTATGGGTGGTTATGGTACCCTTAAGGTCCATGAATTAACAGCTCAACGTATAGGTAGAAATAGAATAGGTCTTTACCTTGATAATGCTCAGACTAAGTTTACAATAGCTGGGCAAGAAGTTAATTTTATGGATGCGAATGAAGATATTGAAGATTTAATACTTACTAAAATAAGTGCAAAGCAAAGAGAAGAGATGGGTGCTGATTTCCCATCTACTAATATATGGCACGGTTCAGGTGCTCATCAATCAGATGTAGAAGCTAAAGCTCAGATGAAAAAGCTTAAGCATAAGCAGAGAAAGGAGCTTGCTGTAAAGAAGCAACATGATAATGAGATATCAGATATTAAATGGTTCATAGGCCAAAATAATGATCAAGGTGTTTGGGCTGGTCCTGTGGGAATACAACAAGTTATCCTTCACACTGCTGGTGGTCCAGATGCTCCACGTGAGGCTTTAGGTAAAGCCCGTGTTAGAGTAATATCAGCTGTTGAACATGCATTAAAAACTGGTCAATTAGATTGGGAAGATGTTAAAGGTTTAGAAACATTAGAATTTACTCCAAGAGGTTCTACTAAACCAGTATTATGGGGAGATCATTTTGATAAAGAATGGTTTCAACTTGAAGCAGCTGGTGTTGAAAGATCTAGAATAGAAAATCAAAATGCCTTAGCTGGTCCTAAACGTCGTGATACTGAAGATTTAACTATGAGAGAAAAGATGATAGAGTTAGATGCATCAGAAGAAGTCGGAGCAAGCACATGGGGTAAATTTGCTGGCATTGCCGATAAAAAAGGATATACAAAAACTAAAGCATGGATTATTAAGCAAATATCTACTGGTCAAAATGCAGAGATGGATGTAGAAAATGGTCTGCTCATAAAAGCAAGGATGGATAGAAATGAAATTGTTACAGCAACAGAGATAGATCTAATGCAGTTTAGTGATACTGCTAGAACTCAAGCAAAACAACTTGCTCTGGCAAATAATAATATGTTACCAAAAGGTGAAAATGTTACACGTCTTCAAGAACGTATTAAACGAGAATTAGAGTTTATTATACCTCCGATGAATTCATATTCTAGTAATGCTAGTCATGAGGATGCTGCTCGTCAGGCTTTTTTGGATGCTTCTGGTCATTATAGAACACACTTTGAACAGAATGGTAAAGCAGAAGACGCGTATAAATATGCTAGGGATATGATTACTAAAGATATAAAACAACCAGACGGTCTATATTCACCAGGTGAAGTTAATGAAGATGGATCAAGAGAATTTAAAGGTTTCCAAGCAGATACGACTAGAAAACGTATTAAAGTTACTAACCCTTCAACACTTAAATTAGAATTAGGTAAGGATCAATCCCTTTTATTTACTAAACCTTATATATCAGAAATAAGTATACGAGAGAAATTAACTAGATTACATAAAGGTTTGCATACTGGTGTCTTGCCATCCACTGAAGTTATACGTTCTATTACTGGTATACCTACTATAGATACATTATTAGCACAGCGTGAATACTGGGCTAATCAAGAGATAGCTGAGACAGGTAAGACTACTCTACCTGAAGTACCAAAATGGTATATTCAGAAGGCAAGGAAAGTAGAATCTTTAGTTAATCCTGGGCCTAAATCACAACGTCTGCTTTCTTACTATAACCCTGTATATGTAAATCAGGCTTTAATTCAAAGCGGTTCGAATCCTGTTTATACAGATCCTTTATATAATAAAGTACGGCCATCTGCCTTACAGATGTCTGGGTCTGATTACAATTCAATAGGAGATGGTATGTCCAGTTTCGATGCTCATGGATTCAGATTAATAGGTCAAACAGTACGAACTATATTAGAGATATTTGAAGCTGGTAATTTACAAGTTGCTGGTGGTTATCTTTTTACTGGAGATCAGATTAAAAAAGGAATGGAAACTGCAGGCTTATCTTATGATCGTATGTTTGATGAAAAAACACAAGATTTAATATTTGATTCTTTGTTTAAAACAGGCGATTATGAATTACCTCCTGCTGCTACTGGATATGAGGCTCTATTAAGAGATAATGTAGTAAAGAGTCTAAACGGTGGTGCTAAAAGAGATACAACTTATTCTTGGCGTGCTCCTCACCTTGTGAGCGACAAAGCTGGAAAATATTTAGCAGAGATAGGGTATTATGACACAACAGCCTGATAACATATTTGAAGAGGATAAGGTTGAAATAGATCCGTATCATCAAAAACATTTCGAAGAACAACAAGCAGGGGCTGCTCTGTATGATAATATAGAAAACCCTCCTGAAGTTCCTCCAAACACTGAACTAGAAGCACAAGCAGCTCCTCAAGAAGTAACACAAGAAGATACATTTTCTGATATAGGTGATGTAGCTAGAGGTGTAGCTGAAACAGCCTTACAACCTGTATTAGGTGTAGGTGATTTTGCATCTGATGCTGTAGGTCTTGTACCTTGGCTTAAACCAGTTGATGAATGGTGGGATGCTAATTCTTATCGTTCAACACACCCTGGTCATAAAATGATAAGAGATGCATCTTCTATTATTGTACCTAGTTTAGCTGGAGCTAGTTGGGTAGTTGGTGGTGCAAAAGCAGCAGTAGCTGCAAGAGCTCTTACTCTCCCTAAATTTACACATACTCTTGGAACTATAGCTGCTTATACTGGTGTTGATACTGGTGTAGCTATGATCTCATCTCACTCAAAGACAGATGATAATATGGCAGCTACTCTTAATAACTGGTTAGGTTGGAACATACCTTGGGCTACTAGACCTGGAGATGATCCTGATACTAGATGGAAATTGAATGTAATGGAAGCTGCTGGCTTTGCTGGTGGTGTAGAATTAATAGGAGCTGCATTTACTTTTGGTAATAAAGCTAAACTATTCCCACGTGATAAAGCTGCAGCAGAGCTGATAAACGCTAAGAAAATTAGATTAACAAATGAAGATGGTGATTTACTTACAGCTGCTGTAGAGCCCCGTAGAGCTGCTAGAGAAGCTGCTCAAACTGATGAGATGATAGAAGCTATTAAAAGGGATCCATCAGGAAGTGAATACAATGCTTTTGTTAATGATATAGGAGAAGACTCAGCCGGTAAGGCAGTACAGAATTTACAAGCAGATGCACTAGAAGCTAAATTACATCAAGCACAAATACAAGGTAATGTAGGTACTCTACATGGTAGAGCTGCACCTGTAGCTGATGAATCATTTGCTAAACGATTCGCACAAGCTATGAATGGTAATGAACGTGCTAAATATTTAGATGAGTTATTTGAAAGAATATCTCCTAATTTTGATGCTGTTGTAGTTAATGGTCCTAAACAAACTAATATATCTGCAGAAGCAATGAATAGGGCTGTCGATAATTTAACTCAATCTATATATGGACAAGATGTTAGTTTTCAAGAGTTTTCGGCTATTGTTGATGATATGAAAACTACAGTCTTTAATTCTAATCAGATGTTAGATGAAGAGGGCTGGGTAGCAGCTTCTCAAGCGTTTAAACAAGCTTATGATACACTCTTTGATCCTAATCAAATGAGAGCTTCTGCAATGCTTTCTCAACAAGCTGCAGACAATGTATCAGATGCTGCTGCAGCTGCAAAAATGATAGGAGATTCAGCTGATACTTCTAGGCAATTTGAGATGATGTTTGAAAAGCTTAACTTACTTGATAGTGAAGTTAAAGCTAATAAATTCATTATGAGTAAAGCTGATGAATATAAAAAATTAAAATCAAGTGGTTCTGTAGAAGGTACCATATCTTGGCTAAACAATCAAGCTAAAACTTTTGATACTTATATAACTAGAATTAGAGCCAATAATGCTAATTTAAATAATGAACTTATTTCTGTAGCAAAAGAAAATCCTCAATACTTTGATGCTCTTAAAGAAGCTTTCTTTGAAACTAATGGTAGTGTAGATGAACTACATAAATTACATACATGGGCTGAAAAGCATATTGGTGTAATTAAAAAAGGTGTAATTGATAGCGATCCAGAAGTACCAAGTATGGTTATAAAAGGTCTTCATGGTGTTAGAATTAATAGTTTACTTAGTGGCTTAGCTCCTATAAGAGCTGCTGTAGGTAACTCTATGATGACAGCCTTAAAACCAGTTTCCGTTTTTACTGGTGCATTTATGGGTGGAGATCAAGAAATACTTAAACGTGCTATGTATACTTATGGAGGTATTACAGAGAACTTTAAACGTGGTTTCAAAGTCCTGAATAGAGAATGGAAACTTGCTAGTCAATTCCCAGAAGAAGCTATGATGCGTGGTCGTGCAGATATGCGTTTAGCTAAAATGCAAGACTTGACTGCTATGGATGCTATGGCTGAAGGATGGATAAAAGATGGAGAACAAGGTAAAGTAGCTCTATGGAATATGGCTAAAGGTCTGTCTTGGTGGAATAAACAGTCCTTTGTACGTTATGGTACTAATGCTTTATATGCTATTGACGGATTTACTAACTCCTTTATGGCTAGTGGTATGGCTAGAGCAAGGGCATATGATGAACTCTTCCAAGCTACAAATGGTGTATTTAAAGATGATGATTTTATTAAACTACAACGTCAACTTTATGATAATGCATTTGATTCAACAGGATTATTAACTGATGAGGCTGCTAAACACGCTTCACGTGAAATAGCACTTAACTTAGATAATAATACAGTTAAGAAGTTTGAAGAATTTATGGATCGAGTACCTGCTGCTAAAGCTTTATTCTTATTTCCAAGGACTGGTGCCAATGCATTTGAACTAGGTTGGACATTTAATCCACTTAGTAATTTAGGTCCAGCAATGACTAAAGCTAGAAGAACTTTAGGTGCTAGAACTAGACAACAAAAACTAGCTGCTCTTGCTGAACATGGTATTGATGCTACACAAGATGCTGATTTAGCATTCCAATCTCTTAAATCTGAGTATATTGGTAGACAAATCATGGGTAGTGCTGTGGTTATGGGTGCTGGTATGTGGGCATTAGAAGGTAACTTAACTGGTAATGGACCACAAGATGCTGGTGAAAGAGCACGTATGATGTCTATGGGATGGCAACCTAACTCTATTAGAAACCCTATTAGCGGTGAATGGCGTAGTTATAAAGGTTTTGCCCCGTTTGACAGCCTTCTTGGTCTAACAGGTGATTTTATATATCAAGCTAATCGTGCAGATCAAGCAATAACTGAAGATTGGTTTAGGAAATTATCATTTTCTATTAGTATGAATCTTACTAATAATACTTTTATTGGAGGATTTGAACCACTTGTAGGTCTTATATCTGGAGATCCTAGTGCTTGGACTAGATTCTGGTCAGGTCAAGTCGACCAATTAACACCATATAAAGGAATGAGAACCGTTCTCAATAACGCTATTACTCCTCAATTAAAAGATGTAAGTAATGACTTCTTTGCATATCAGAAAAATGCTCATAAATACTTATTCCATGCTGGAAAACAAGGAGATCCATTAGTTGACCTTTTAGATATTTATACAGGTAAGCCTATTAGATATCAGGAACCAATGAATGCTGCAGCTAATGCGGTATTACCTATGTTCAAAACTAATGGAGACTTTGAACCTTGGAGGCAGTGGTTATTAAGTACTGGATGGGATGGTTTACAAAAGATTAGAAGGAATAAATTTACTAGGCAACCATTAAGTGATCAAGATAGATATTTTATAAATAATTGGATAGCTAAAAATGCTAATCTTAAAGGCTCTATATTAAATTTAATGACTGAAAGCGATGGTTTTTGGAACAAAAAATTAAAAGAGTATAAGAAAAAAAGAGGCTTACGGTCTCAAAATGACTTTCCAATTAAGCAATCAATACTACATAAAGAATTAGATAGAATACATGACAGAGCATTTACTGGTGCATGGAATGCATTACAAGCATATAATGAGCAATTCACAATACTTGGTAGAGAATTAAAACATAGGAATTATGAACTAAATAGAGGTAAATACGATGCTGCTGCATCTACTCAAACCCGGATAAACAAATTACAAAATATGCGTAAGTAAAGCATTATGGCTACAACCTATAACACATATACAGGAGACAATTCCATCGTTGATTTCTCCTTCACATTCCCATATTTAAACGCTACTGATATTAAAGTAAGTCTTGATAAAGTAGTTCAGACACTTACAACTCATTATACTTTACATAATGCAACAACAATTAGATTTGGATCTGCTCCAGGTACTGGTGTAGCAATTAAAATCTATAGAGATACAGATAGCACACAGTTATCATCAACATTTTACCCAGGTTCTGCTATTAGATCTGGTGATTTAAATGAAAATTTTACACAAAACTTATATGTTACTCAAGAAGCAGAGAATGATGTAGCAGACGCAATTAGATTATCTGAAGCGAATGTCTTTACAGCTACTCAAACATATGATAATGATAATGAAATAAGATTTAATGAAGCGGATGCCAACGGTTCCGCGTATGTAGGACTTAAAGGAGCAACTGATAAAGGTACTTCAGATAGTTATACTTTATCTTTGCCAGCTGCACCACCAGCAGTTAATCAGATACTTAGAGCAGGTGCGGATACAGGTGCTTTACTAATATGGGCTGATGAAGCTATAAATTCAACTCATGTTAAAGCTACAGATAACGAGAGTGCTAATGAGAAAAACTTAATCACATTCGTAGAAGATGAAGTTATTACTACTGGTAATGTAGGTTTAGAGATGGATGGGCACTTCCATTATAATCCTAGTACAGGAACTGTTACAGCACAAAATGCTTCTATAGATAGTTTAATACAAACAAATAATCTTTCAGTAGACGGTGTATTAGAAGCGGATTCTATTACAGTTAACGGAACAGGATTGCAAGCTTTTATTAGTGGAGTATCATCAGACAGTGCTGTTACTGCGACTACTGCTACTAATTCAACTCATGTCTATGCTGTTGTTAATGACTCTACTGATGAAGATAATCGAATTACTTTTATAGAAGATGAGACTAGTGGTACAAATAATGTTGGCTTAGAATTTGATAATGACTTCCATTATAACCCAAGTACTGGTACGGTAACAGCTACTAACTTTAAAGGAGATGTAGATGCTAATAATATTTCAGTAGACGGTTTATTAGAAGCTGATAATATAACTGTTAACGGAACAGGATTACAAGCTTTTATTAGTGGAGTATCAGCAGATAGTGCTATTACTGCTACTAATTCTACTAACTCAACTCATGTACTTGGTACTGTTAATGACTCTACTGATAAAGATAATCGAATTACTTTTATAGAAGATGAGACTAGTGATACAAGTAATATTGGCTTAGAATTTGATAACGACTTTCATTATAATCCTAGTACTGGTAAAGTCACAGCTACCATGTTTAAAGGAGATGTGGATGCTAATAATATTTCAGTAGATGGCTTATTAGAAGCTGATAATATAAGTGTTGATGGCGCCACACTGCAGACTTACATTGGCGGAGTATCTACAGACAGTGCTGTTAGTGCTACTACTGCTACTACTGCTACTAATTCTACTCATGTACTTGGTACTGTTAATGACGCTACTAATGAAAATAATCGAATTACTTTTATAGAAGATGAGACTAGTGATACAAGTAATATTGGCTTAGAATTTGATAACAACTTTCATTATAATCCTAGTACAGGAACTGTTACAGCTACTACATTTGCTGGAAATTTAGTAGGAGACGTAGATGCAAATAACGGTGACTTTGATGGTACATTAGAAGCTGATGCTTATACAATCAACGGTGTAACACTTGCAAGTTATATCAGTGGAGTATCATCAGACAGTGCTATTACTGCAACCAATGCTAACCATGTGACTATAACAAATAACGCGAGTACAAACGAGAATAATCTCATTACTTTCATTGAAGATGCCGCTGGTGCAGGCGATAGAGGACTAGAGTCTGATGGAGACTTACACTATAATCCTAGTACAGGAACTGTTACAGCAACTGTATTTAAAGGAAGAGTTCCAAATATACCTGAGAATGCACAAGGTTCTTACACTTTAGTTGCTACAGATGCCGGTAAATTTATCAATAGTACAGGAACAGTAACAGTCCCTAACTCTATATTTAGTGCTGGTGATATGGTTACTATTTTCAATAACAGTACTGGCGATAGAGATATTACTCAAGGTACTGGAGTTACTATGTATCTTGGAGATGGTGATGGAGGTAATGATAGTGTAAAACTTGGGCAACGATGTGTTGCTACAATTCTATTTATAACTACTAGCATTTGTGTAATTCAGGGGGGTGACTTAACATGACACCTCCTATTCAACAAATGCTATATGGTGCTGTTTCTGCAGAAATACCTTATGCATCTGGCACTTTTATGGGTGAAAGAGGTGTCTTTGGAGGAGCCTGGACTGGCTCAGCTAATATAAAGAATATAGATTATATTACTATTAGTTCAACAGCTGATGCTAATGATTTTGGAGAGATGACATTGGCAAGTCATGGTAGAGCTGCTGCGTCAGGAGGAACTCGTGGAATATTTGGTGCAGGTTATGGAAATGCAGGAGATTCAAATGTTATTGATTATATAACTTATGCTTCAACAGGTGATGCTACTAATTTCGGAGATTCTACAGAAGCACGTGACAGTGTAGCAGGTTGTGGAGATGGTACTCGTGGCTTAATTGGTATGGGTGGTTCTACTATTAATACTATTGATTATGTTACTATCGCTACACTTGGAGATGCTGAAGATTTTGGTGATTTAGCACAAGGTCGGCATGGCGGCGGAGCTTGTTCAAACGCTACTTATGGTGTTTGGCTTGGTGGTGGTGGCGGTGGAAAACGTGATGAAATGGATTATGTTACTATCGCTACACTTGGAGATGCTACTGATTTTGGTAATTTAGATACAGCTCGTGATAGAAATACAGCTGCTTGTTCAAATTCAGCAGATCGCGGTGTTAATGCAGGTGGTAATACAGGAAGTGGTAATACAGATATGATTGATTTTTTTACTTTTGGTTCATGGGGTGATGCCACAGACCTTTGTAATTTACAAACAACAAAGAAATCTTTAGGAGCATGCTCTAATGGCACTATTGGTACCTTTGCTGCTGGTGGTAATGGATCCGTACTTAATGTAATAGATTATAAAACAATTTCAAATACCGGTGATTGCGGTGATTTCGGTGACTTAAATTTTTCTGGACATTATCCTGCCTCTAGTTCAGGCACTACTTAAACTTATGCGTACTTCCGAACTTGTAAAACAAGACTTAATGGGGTTTGATATCTCCAATACTACTAATATCAACAGCAAAGCAGTTGAAAAGGTAAATAAATTCCTCCCTGAACTTTTAGAAAAAACAAAAGCATTTGGGAGTAAAAATAGCCAAACAACTTTAACTTTAATGACTCTAAATATGCTTTGCGGACAATCTCCGTATCGTATGCTTAGACAAATTTTAGCAGAAACTGAAAAGAGAAAAGGAGCACTTTCAGAAGCTCAAGTTGCTCATGCATTACTATTAAAAAAAATTAAAGCTGCAGAAAATAAACCAACTACTGCAGTAGAAACTGCAAAATATCGTAAAAATTGTATTACTATATCAACATTAGAAAATAAAATAAACGGTTCTTTTAGAGATATTGCTACTTTAATTGATGCTTATAATAACATTAAAGAAGTTAATGGTATTAAAGATTGGGATGAAGTAGCTTTTGAACAAGAAGAAAAACGGCATCATGTAAGACGTTGTTTTGAACTAATGTATCGTAATATATTATCAGTTGGTAGAGCTCAAACTGCTACAATTGAATACTGTCAACAATATGGCATACATCCACAATTATGTCTTACTGAAGTAACAGGTTATATTAATTATGCAGCAGAAGTTATTGCAAATAAAGAGCTGCCACATGCAAATCATTTAGAAGAATTTTTAGATACCATGACTGATAAATATCATATGAATGTAGATAAAACTGCTGAACGACTTTTCGGTAAAGCTGATTTTACTAATAAAGATCATATGTATGAAATGATGAAAGAGAGGGTACGAAACTAATGATCTATGATTACACACTTGAAAATGGTAGATGCCCATCTTGGATAGAAGATGGTGGTTATTATAAAGATCCAAGTAATAATAAAATGATAGGATATTCTACAGTAAATGAAGATCTTATCCCTGATACTTCAGTTAAGTATACTAAAGATGAATTAATTACAAGAGTTCTTAATATTCATGCATCTTATCCATTATATAAAACTTCAGTATTAGCTACCACAGATGATCAAACTTTAACTAATGCTGAAGTAACTGCTTCAGTTCAAACCTGGGCAGCTGCAAGAGGTTTATGATTAAATGGGTAATAATTTAAACCCACCTATATTACCTTCATTTAATCTTCCTCCCCAGATGTTACCAGATCCACCGAAGTTACCACGTCCTATTTTGGATGCACCTTCTGCAGATCTACCATCATTTAATCCTATGTTAGTACCAGCTGAAGCCTTGAAAGGACCTGAAGGTACAGAAGAAGAGGAAGAAGATGATGAAGTTAATGCACTTCCTGAAGTACAAAAGGTCACTATACCTTTTATAAATCGTGAAATACCGATACCACAGGAAGAAATAATGGTTACAGCAGCTACAACTGCTGCTATTTCAGTAGCAGCTACTTTGACAGCCACCAGTCTTTTTAAACAATGTGTGAAGGTCTTCAAACCTTTAATTATGCAGTTTGTTAAACGAATACAAAAGAAATTCACCAATGGAGACACCACAAAAAAAGAATCTTCTGGATAAATTAAAAGATGGAATAGATGATAAGGAAGAACAGATACAAATTCTAGGTACATTTGTACGTTTAGGAGTTGTTGTCTGGGCTGGCTTTATCATCACCCTTAACTATGTAGAATTACCGATGATTAAGAAAGGTTCAAGCGGCGACATAACTTTTGTAGCATCCGTTTTTACAGGGGCGCTGGCGACATTTGGGCTCAATACTAGTAATTCTAAAGGTAAAGGAAACAATACACCCGTAAATTGTCCTATGGCTAAAAAGAAAGAAGAATGAAACGATGGCTAATTCTCTTAGCACTGTTATCCCCCTCCGTGGCAAGAGCAAACACAGTAACACCAGCCTTTACACAAGGCTCAATGAATGCCACCACCACGACTGTACAAACAGTCACAGAAACAGTAGAACAAAAAGTCTATGGCGGAGAATTAAACAGTTGGACTGGAACCAATGTAACCGCTACTTCAGCTTCAAGCGGAGGTATAACAGCCTCAGATGCTATCTTCAGTATAACTACAGCAGGAGGAGACTTTCAACTAGAAACAGTAACCAGAACAGCAGACGCAACGACTGGTTTAGTTCTATTAGAAACAATAGATATAGACAGATCAATTTCAACAAATGCTACTACTACCTCCTTATCGGTATTCTCACAATAGGAAACCCAGCTTATGCTGATGGAGATGAAACATATAATACAGCGGCACCTGAAAGCACTGCAACTGGCAATGTGACCAATCAAGCAGTGCAATTCCAGAATAATGGTGCCCCTAGTAGGCAACAAATGGGTGGATATAATGGTCGTGGTATAGTCTGTAATGGACCTACCATGACTTTTTCACCTTTCTGGCTAGCTACTGAAAATAAACCTAATGATCCTGATAGTTATTCGAGAGGCTGGAACTATGGCGCTCAAATAAACTTTATGGTTCCTATGGATGGTACCATCACTGAGATGTGTAAGTCTCTAGCTAGACGACAAAACGAAAAGATGAGGATAGATTATGAACTTGTACGTTCTTTAAAATGTGCTGAACTAATGAAGAAAGGTTTTACCTTTAGACCTGGTTCACGTGTTGAACATATGTGCAGTGATATAGTCCCCATTGTCTCATTACTTAAAAAACAACCAAACGAAACCAATGATCACCCTAATTAAACCACTTTTAATCGCTTTCATCCAAACAGAATCAGTTAAAAATCTAATTATAGATTTACTTGCTGTATGTGCAGCTAGAACTGATAATAAAATTGATGATCAAGCCGTAAAGCTTATTAAAGAAAAGCTATTAGCATGAAAAAAGCAACAGAAGAGAAGTTCAATGAGCTTCATAACCTTGTCACCCTTGAGTTTCTTAAGAGAGTCAAGAGTGGTGAGGCTTCTGCCCATGAACTTAAAGCAGCTTGTGACTGGCTGAAGACAAATGATGTCACTGGTGTTGCCTATAATGGTAATCCACTTGATACATTAAATAAAATAATGCCTAAGGTAGATCCTGAACTAGTAAAAACGAGGCTTTATGGCAAGCAAAAGTACTGATTACTATAAATCTCATTCTAATGCACTTAAAATTAAGCAAGCATACCAGAGTGAATATAATAAAAAACCAGCTCAGAAAAAGAAAAGAGCTACGCTTAACGCTGAAAACCGAAAACGAGGTACTTATGGGAATGGAGATAAGCTGGATGTCTCGCATAAACAAGGCGGTGGCACCAAGCTCGAAGGACAAAGCAAAAACAGAGCGAGAAACAGGGGGAAAGCGTAAATGAGTTGGTCAGCAGGTTATGAATTCTTGGGTCTAGAACCAGGAACAGTAGGTGGAGTAAAGGGTTATTTAGATCCACGTTATCCAGATATAAAAAAGTTATTACCAAAATTAAACTCATTAGGCGCAACCCAAGAAAGGTCACTACTTAAAGAGTTGAGGGAGTTTAAATATCCTGATACAAAACCTTGGATGGAGAGAACAGTTAAAAAAACTAGACCTGATTTAACACCAGTTAAAAACGTTGGCGGTAAAGAAGGTATGCGTTCCAGCCTACAACAACATGCTAAAGATTTAAATTGGCAGAAAGATTGGTCATTACTTAATCCAGATCAGATAAAAGAATTAGGTGGTACAGGTGATCGTGTTACTAATCTAGAAGCAGAACGACTTATGTCTGCTGATGAATCTGCAATTCAGAAGTCTCTGGGAGAAGCGGATGCCGTACTACAAGCAGAAGAAAATGAAGCCGCTCAGAGTCTAACACTTGGTTCTATACCAGAGAAGTCTACTTCTAGATTAGAAGTTCCTGAAGGTGCATTTGACCCAGAGAGATTAGAAAAAATCTTTGGTGATTCTCGGTTAAATATTCCATCCGAAGGTGGCGAAGACTTGGTAAATGTAATAAATGAAAGTTTAACAAAGCGCTTACAAAACAAGGCTCGAGGTAATACTCTAACTAGCACAGGTTCTGTAGGTGGTAAAGGTTCTATTGCTAACAATGCACAAAGATTACTTGAAAGGCAAGGTGCAGGAGTAAACCAAGCTTCAAAAGCAGCCAGTAAGGCTGTAGAAGAAGTGGTCCCACAAATACCATCATTAGAAGGATTAGAAGTTCCTGAAGGTGCATTTGACCCAGATCAATTAGAAAAATTCTTTGGTACTGGTGCAGAGAAGGCTGCAGATGTTGCTGAGAAAGGAATGAACCTATCATTTGGCCCACTGGGGATGGGCTCATTTAATACAGCAACAGGAGCATTAGGTTTGGCGAATCCCTGGATGATAGGATTGAATTTCCTTAAGAAAATAGCGGAAACTAATCAAGCAAAAGCAAATCTACCTAAAAATGTACCATCAACTTTTAAGCCTGGTTTAACAAAGAAAAAGTTTCCTTACTATGTGGGTAGGTAGGTTATGATAAATCCTGATTTAGCTCATAAAGCTTGGCTTGATATATGGAATCGTGATAGAAACAGACTTTTAACAAAAGAAATAGATGCTGTCTCAGAAGCTACACGAAACTTACCTGGTATCAAGCAGACTTTAGATCAATATGATCGTTATCAAAATTGGGAGCAGGAAATAAAAGCTAAACAGCGTGCATATAATGAACAAAAAGGAGGCTTTCATGCCTTCTTAAATCGTAGTGGAGATGCTATAGATAAAGCAACTCAAATCGTAACGTCACCTGTTCCTCTTGCTATAGAAGGAATTTCTAGAGTAACTAATGTTGATCCAAGAGCTGTAACTGGTATAGCTACTGCAGTTGGTTTAATGAAAGCTCCAATTGTACCAAAAGGTAGTAAATTCTATAAAACTGTACAGTCTCTTAAAACTAAGAAACCTTCTGTACGTAAAAAGCAACCAGGTTCTATTGATGTTGAAGCGTTTGATCCGAGTACTATGATTGTAGATAGAACATCTGCTTCTGTTTTAAAGAAAGGGAGTATGTTTAGGAAAGGAAGTAAATCTGAATCGAAAGCTATAGAACAATGGCGCTTCAATAGAGCAATGGAAGGCGATCCTACTGCAGGCGTGTTTGCTTATGAAGGTACAGGTACTAGACCCGATCCTTATAAATATGGTGGTCGTAAAGATTCTAAAGCTTTAAAACATCATTTCTCTGGGGACTTAATTGATTTATTTATTAATCAAAAGGAACGAGGCATTACGGTACATAGCAGAGGTTCTGCAATTAAAGAGTTTAAAGACTTTAGAACTAATATAGCTGTAAAAAATGCTGAAGATGTTGCTCAAAGATTTACTGGTATTAAAAGTGCTGTACAGTTAATGGAAGAATTAGATAGTCAAGGTAAATTAGATAAGAGTTCAGTTGCTCAGATTGCTGAAACATTATCCTGGGGTGGTGTAGAGAAATCAAGTTCAACTAAAGAACGACTTCTTAAAGAGCAATATCCTGAAGATGAAGGAAGAGCATATGCAAAAGTAGTACATGGTTTAAAACCTGACGAAATAGATCAGGTTATGAAGCTTTGGAGTAAACATTCTAAAACAGGATTCGGTCGGGTAGGTGAAGTAGCTAGACAAAGATCTCTCGCACCACCAGATCTAGCTAAAGAATTGCTACATGGTGAAAGAGTTGCTTTTGATGATAGATTACCTGGTGGTGACCCTGAAGATAAAGGTCACTTTATACCTGCTAAACACTTATTAGAGCATCCAAATAAAGAAAAACTACGAGCAATACTTGCACAAGAAGGTGTAGAATTAGATAGATTAGCTGATCCAGCTACAAGTGCTTTAACTGGTATGTCTGAAAAACGATTAGGACCAGAAGGTAATATTGCTGGGTCTAATAAACCAGAACATGCGATGCATTTTAAATTAGCTCAGTTATTGGATATACCTACTAATTGGGCAGAAGATTTAGATTATGTAATCCGTCTATATAAAGGAGAAGCTGTTACTAGTTGGAAGGAACAATATCCTCCTAAGCTGATACAAAAAGCATTAAAATTCGATACATTTGCTAGTGATGAAGCTGCTGTAGAATACTTTAAAAAAGAAATTGAACCTTTTAAAATTAAGCCTGATATAAAGAATATTCAAAGACAAGAGAAATACAGTAGAACAGATGAATGGAGAGATCCAGATTATACTTCTACTGATGAACTTGAAGGTCCAATGACTGAAGCAGAGCGGAAAGCATTTGATAAGGAAATTAAATCTAACCAACTACAATGGGAGCAGTCCTGGGGCCTCTTAACGAGGCCTTGGCTAACCGCATGATTATAACCCTATGAAACACATTACAAACCCCTTGGAGGCGATTTAAATGGCTAAAGAGACTTATTCTAAGTTCCTCAAAGAAGAGAAAAAGAAACTCATTAAAAAATATGGTCTTGACAAAGGTCTAGAACGTTGGAATATACTACAAGAAAAAGGATGGGTGAAAAATAAATCTAATCTGAAAATCAGACAAACATGACTAATGTTAACACAACCCCCTTGGAGGCGATTTAAATGGGCAACAAGAAGCCACATGAATGGTTCCGTGAGATGTTAATCCGGAAAAGCAAGGAGCTTCCCGGTAAAACAGATCTTGGAAAAGTACTTAAGACAAGCACAAAACGAGACGATATAATTAAACAATTACTTAAATGACTAACGTCATAACCGCCTTACAAGACGACTTTAAACTGTTCCTACAAGCTTTGTGGGAACA